TTTAATAGCCTCGCTTTTGCTTGACTTGATTTAATAAATTTCTAGCTTCTTGTCTGCCTTTGTTTGCAACTTTTTTAGCCCAAGCGTTTGCTTCTTGCTCAGACCTTCCCATTTTAATTGCAGCATTATATTCTAATTCAAGATTCTTTTTATAAGTATCATTGATTAACCAGTTGTTTATCTCTGGTGTGTTGGCTAACTTTGGTGGAACACCATAAGAATCTACGTATTCTTTATCTGTTACACCATCTAGAGCTAGAATGTTATGTTCTCTTTTCTTCTCTGCCATGTCAATGTCCTGCTGTTAATATGGTTGAAGCTTCTTTAGTATCTTCGTCATCTTCTAAGTAGTCTATCAATGATTTAAGAAAGTTCCCTTCTTCATTCATAGGGTATACCATCTCGATCACTTCTGTTCTCTTTGCTTTCTCACTGTCATCTATTATAGTAAAGGTTGCTTTAACCATGGTTTGCATGTTGATCTCCTGATACCATGTTATATCCTAAGATAGCCATGCTTTTAATTAAACTTCTTAGAGCATCTTCTGCTGCAGATTTGATTTCATCTGATACAGTGTCTTGCTCTAGTACGTGTATACATGTGTTAGTCATGTCGACTAACGAGTATGCTTTGTTATGCTGTTCTTCTGTCATTATAATTTCCTTTTATTTTCTCCAGTCACTTCTCCAAAGTGGTCTGGACTTTTTTTTTAAATCCTTGTAAAGTTCGGCAGTCTTATCCATTTGAACAAGACCACCGGGTTCTTTTTTTTTTCTCTCTGGCTTTACGCCCCCAGCCATCGTGCTAGTACTGCTACTACTACAATGCCTACTAAGATAGCGTACGTTTTATGTTCGCTAACTTTGTTCTTGAGAGTTTTCGGATCAATTCTCCAAGTCATATGTCTCCTTACTTAGATAACTCATTCGTTATATCTTTATCAAGTAACTTCCAGATAATTCCAGCAGCAATTAAACCTGCTAATCCAGCGTTACCTAATGTCCATACTATATTTAGTATAGAACCAATCACATCTCCAGTCAAGAAGGCAACCTTCTGACCAAAGATAACTTGCAATACAATTGACAAGCTGATTAGTTTGATGCCTACATCTATTGCAGCATCAGCACCGTTTTTAATTTTCTCTAACATTTTAACTCCTTTCGTTATTGTGTTTTTTCATGTAGTTCATAAGACCTTGAGCTACTTCTGGGCTGCCTTTCAAGTATCCTTCTGCTGAGTTGCACCAGTGACATAACAATCCTCTGACTGTTCCTGTCTCATGGCAATGGTCAACAAAAAGTTTATGATCGTCATCCTTTCCATACTCGCAAAACTCATTAGCACATGTACCACCTTGTTGCTTGAGCATGTTATCGTACTCTTCAACTGTTAGGTTGTACTCAGACTTGAGATGATACTCATGTCTAATGATTGCTTTACAAGGTTTGCATCGTCTATCTTTTCCAAGATGTGAGCTACTCTTTATATGGAATGCGCTCTCATCTTTTACTGTCTCACAAATTGTGCATCTGATTTTGACTACGTTAGACATGCTACTCTTGGTCGTTATCCTCTTCCACTAGGTCAACTAACTCGCATACGCTTCCAGTACAGGCAAGCGTTTTATTACCTACTGTTGTATCTTCCAGCTCGTACTTACTTATCAAGTCCCAATCAACTGACTTGGGCATTGCTTTGGCTAGCTCGTTGTACTGTTCTTTAGTACAGTCTTCATACGGAGCTTGCTGGTACGTGTGGTCTGAATGCGGTAGGAAACTTACACCTGACACCTCGTCAAAGTGTTTGTATACCCACGCACCTACTTCCATCCATTCGTGTTCCTTGACGGAAACAGTAACACTAGGTTTATGTTCGCAGTAATACCTTTGATATGTTAGCCATAACTCAAGTTGTTCAATAGCATTTCTATCATTCCTAAGTACTGCACCATCAGGTGCTTTCATAGGAAATGTAAAGACTTTGACGCTGTTTGGTTTCATAACGTCCGCTTCACATGGTATACCTTGGTCTTCCATAAGCTGAGCAATTGGATCTTTTGAGTCTGCTCTTACTCTACGGAAGTAGTAGTCATTGTGTCTGGTGTGGATACCTGACGCAGAGTCTACTAGTTGGCTTACTGTCCCGCTAGGTTTAATAGCAGTTGTTGCAGTAGCCTGACTGATTCCAAGAAATCCTGACCAGTCTTTGTTTGTATCTACAGAAGCTTGCCTTATCTTTTTAAGGAAGTCGGGTAAGCTCATCTTTCCATGGTAGCCTCTGTCTGTATTGCTGCCATTCATGAATGAGTTATCCATGATGCCAGTTAACGAGACACCTAGCAATGCTTCTTCTTCTGTATTAGAGACCCACTTAGGTCTCAGTCTTTTAATATTAGTAAGGGATGCTTGGAACGTACCTAATATGGTAGCCAGCTTAACCTTATTTAATATGTCTTTTTGATGATCGTCTGCTCTAACAACAACTTCAGTTAGGTTACAGAACTGACCATCTCTTAATATGATTTCACTACAAGGGTTGCAGCCAAAGTCATGTTCAGTGTTACGTCTGCCTATAGATGCGACCTGTTTCTTTGCAGCTTCTCTATTAAAGATGCCACGCTCACCAGATTTAGATTCATAGAGGGCGTTCCATTCTTTCATAAAGATACTCATGTCAGGTTTTTCTGTATAGCATACGCTGTTATTACTGAGTGCCATCTCTGGTGTATCGCTCCACCACTGACCAGACTTAGCACTTCTCATGCGTTCGTCAGTCAAATTACTGAGGGAAATCAATGCACTACGTCTAACACCACCAACGACAACAACCTCTGCTACCTTACACATCATGCGATGACACTCGTAGCTTGTTAACTTTCTGCCTGCAGCATCTTTAAAGATGTTAGTTGAGAAGTTAAACAAATCTAGTAGTGGCTCTGGTCCACTGGCTCTACCGCCAAATGTTTTTAAGCGTGATCCTTTCTTTCTTATCCTAGAAAAATCCCACTTAGGCATTTCTCCATTGTATAAATATGTAATTAGTTTTCTGAATGCAGACTGCCATCCTTCTTTAGAATCTTGTACAACAATTACATCGTCTACATCAATAAGTTCTTCTGGTATTTCTGGTAGTTTATTTATGTGTTGACGCTCAACACTAAAGCCTACGCCAGTACCATGCATTAATATGTATAGACACTCATCGAATGCTTTAGGATGATCAACACTTAAGTATGCACAGTTGTATCCAGCTATATGATTCTTGGCTAGAGCTGGACCAGCAGTCATTAGTGCTCTCATGCTAGGCATAATGTCTAGGTTGAGTACTGCATGTTCTAATTTTCTTCTAGTTTTTGTGTCTAGTTTGTAGTCTGTGTTCTCTTCAAGGTGCTCTGCCATAAAGTCAAAGTACCTAGCTACAGTTTCTTCCCACGTTTCTCTTCTATTCTTTTCTGGTAGCCATCTTGCATACCTACTTAATGCTATAAAGTTTTGATAATCATTAGGTAACTTCATTATTACTTATCCTCCTTTAACTTTTATTTGTATTTTGTCTTCACCGTTTTTACTTTTTACAACTCTATATTGTAGTTCGCCAGTGTGATGCATACATATTGCATCAGACATACCTTCATTGTATTGGTTTTCACCATGTTTTCTAAATGAATAGTATATGCCACCAGCTAGTATAGCCCATAGAATTATGTATAAATCTTCAATTATCATTAGTAATTTCCTTCAATATTATTTTAATACTACCTGTTTCTGCCCATATTTTTTTGGACTTTTGCACTACGATTTGCTTGTCATCATGAAAATATACAGTGTTTAAGGAGTCGAGGATTGCTTTCTCGTAATTATCAAGATCAGCATTGTTGTCACAGAATTGTCCATTCTTTGACGTTTTCTTTTTATTAGACCATGACTTAGCCATTGGAATAAAGAACGTCATATCAGCAGATATGAGCTCTTCAAGCCATACTTTGTCTTTATTGATCAGTAATTTCTCCATGTCTTTCTTAAATTGTTTGTATTTTTTACCATAATATGTACCCCACCTCGTGACTCTAGGTCTTGAGGCAGGTACAGGATTAATGTCAAACAGCAAATCTATTTGATTCATAGCATCTTTATGTAGTGTTTAGTTATGTCATCACCTCGGTATTCTTCCAAGTTCACACCTTTCAATTCAGGAATTGCTTTGTAGTTTACTCTACCTTTAGAGGTTCCGTGCTTTAATTGTACGCCACCACCTATAAATGATTGTCCTTGAGAGAGTTCGATCAGTTCTTTGCGAAGCTTTTCTTCTTTCTCTTTGACTGCTTGTAGTGAAGCATGTATTTCTCTCCACTCTTTGGCTTTCTTCAGCCATTCAGCATCACTTGTTTCTATTAAATCTTCTGCTGTTGGTGCTGGTTTGTCTACAGAAAAGTATTTTGTCCAAGCATTTATTATCTTAGCTTGTGTCTTCATGTGAGGCACAACAACTTGAAGCAACCCTGATGTATTCTTAACATCATATACCCAGAAGAATAACTTGCTGGAGTTTGTTACTAACAGTTGCTGTTGACATTGCAGCCAGTATTGTTCTGGAAGCAGCGCTGTCTCAGCTACTTCTTTCCATAGTTCAGAACCAGTACCTTTGATTGGGCATTTGATTTCTAATATTGTATTGTCAGACTCTCTGTAACCATCAAGCGATGCACCAATAGGTACGCCATCAAACTCATTGATGACAACAACAGGTGGATACTTTGCACCCATGTCATCTTCAAACATGTTACGTGCTTCGTCTTCGTATTTGTTACCATGATCCATAGCAAAGTTTGTTTCTATTTTGGTAACACCATTCTTCACATTCCATAAAGCTAATGGTGTCTTTGGTTCCCACTTAGAACCACCTAGTAAAGCACCAACTTCTGATGCCATTCCACATTTGCTACGTACATCTAACCATTCTTGTGACCCTTGTGGCAGGTCTTCATTCTTAATTATTTTCATTGAACATTTCCTTTAGTTTAAGTTTATTAAATTCATCCAACCAGTCTTCTCCTGGAGTTGGCGAGATGTGTACATCAACATGTATCTGTTTAGCTGCTAGCCTCTCAGCCAGTTGGTAAGCAGATTTCTGTCCGACATATGACTTGTCATTGTCAGCATATATTTGTACTTCTGTTACGTCTTCTGGCGGTTCGAAGGTTGCCATGCAGTGTGCATTCATTACAGAAAATGCAGGCAGCTTGGAGATTTTACTTGCAGCCAGTGCAGTTTCTATACCTTCGGCTAAACAAATAGAACCTTCGTGTTCGTGAAGTCTAATTGCAGCGCCAGTTATTGTACCTTTAGGTGGCATAATCTTTCTTGCCGTACCTCCTTGAAGTTTTCTACCATTCTTAGTATACGTCAAATGCCATGATACACCAACACCTTTTGCATCTTGTATTAATCCTAGCATTGTAGGAAATGGTCCAAGCTTGGCTCCATGTTCCCATGTATATAGCATAGCTTCTTTCAAAGTTTCTGGGTAATCGTTTATACCACGCATTGTTAAGTATGTTTCAACATCGCTGTTAGGTCTAATTGGTTCTGCCATCTTAGCTACTTTGCGTAGTGCAGGTACAGGGTCTTTCTTTTGTTTAGCTGGTTGGAATGTTGTATGATCTATAATAGGTCTTATAGCATCTAAACAATCTGTAAAGCTCCAGCCGTGTACTTTTTGTAATAGTTCGAACCCATCGCCAGCACCACATGTATTACAGTAGTATGTGCCACGACCATCTTTATCATCGAACCTAAATCTATCTGTCCCTTCCATACATATTGGACAAGGACCATGTTTATTTTGTAGGTAGTTTCTATCTATCCCTAATGAGGATAGCACGCCATACCATTTGCCAGTTACGTCTAATTTATTACTCATGTTTCCTCCTTACTTATATTTATTTTTACTTTTTGCTTTTTTTATTCTTAAATGTTTAATGTAGCTGTAACATTCGCTACTTGGTTTTATTGGTTCTGCATTTTGATAACTTGGGTAGTCATCAAATCTTAGTTTGTATGTGTGATATGCCCATCCGGGTTTGTAATTGTACATAGCACAATAACCCAAGAGCATTTTATAAAACTCCTCTTTAAACTCAGGTGCATATGACAGTTTATTTTTAACAGTTTTAGTTTTCTTGTCTACAAATCCAAGCTCTTTATCTAAGACTGCAACATATTTAGATTTCTTAAGTTGTATATGTCCACACTTACTACATATGTTAGACCCAGAGTAAACAGAAAAACATCCTTCACATATAATCTGAGCTTCTTCTTTTGGCTGTGCAAGTTTTCTTTCTTTTGCAGTTAATTTTATTTTACGATCAAGTGTCCAATTAATATCTTCTTCAATGAACCCGTGCATATATACAGCACCAGAGTGATCTATAATAGTTGCTTTGTCTTTACCTTCATGTGGTCTTAATACTCTGCCAACCATTTGTATATACATGCCTAACGATTTAGTTGGTCTTGCAAGTACACATATTTCAGCTGGGGGGCAGTCAAATCCCTCAGTTAATACCATGCAATTACAAATTATTTTTGTATCACCATTATTAAAATCGTTTAATACACGTTCTCTTTCTTTGTTATCTGTTTCGCCATCTATATGTGCAGCTTTAACACCAATATCAATAAAAGATTCTGCTAGGTTTTTACTATGAGCAACAGATGAAGCAAACACAATAGTCTTTTTGTTGTTGCCTATCTTTTTCCATGAAGATACTATGTCACCTATCAATTTAGGTTTGTCCATTCTATCTGCAAGTTGCACAGAATTGTAATCACCCATTGAAGTTTGTATACCATTTAGATCAGGTATTGTTGGCGCATAATATTCACATGGAACTAGGTGTCCTTCTTTAGTTAGCTCTCTAATAGACGGAGCTTGAACCATATCTGAAAATATAAATCCAAGTCCTTTACCATCAGAACGAACAGGTGTTGCTGTCAATCCTAAGACTTGACTGTCTTCATACATACCTACAAGTTTAATGTAAGTTCTGCTTAATGACCTATGTGCTTCATCAATAATAACCACATCTGCTTTTGGCAGAGGTTCTGTTTTATTTGTTATTGACCGAGACCTTAGTGTATCTATAGAAGCTACTTGTGTTTTATGCCAGAACTCTGAGGTTTCACCAGCCATAATAATTCCATGCCTGATTCCTTCGTTAGTTAATTTATCTGAGCATTGTTGTATTAATTCTCTTCTATGTGCTAAAAATAATACGTTTTTATTTTGTTCTATTAAATATTTTACATAAGCTGAAGCCATGATTGTTTTGCCAGAGCCGGTAGCAGCTTGTAGTAATATGTTTTTGTTTCCTTTTCTTTGAGATCGTATGATGTTATTAAGAGTGTCTTTTTGATACTGTCTTAACGCCATCATCGTTCTCCTTATAGTTAACTCCTAATGCTTCAAGAGCTTTTGTTAGTTGTGTTATAGTTTCTTTTAGACTGTCGTTTTCTTTTTTTAGTATTCGATTTATTCTCAATGCTTCGTCATTAAAATGTTTATTATTATTAGGGTTTACCATTATTTCTCCATGTTAAGTGAGCAGTTTTACTTGTCATGCTCAGGACCATTAAGGATTATTTAGAACGGAATGTTCTCGTCATCATCATCAGTTTCTGTAATTTCAGCAGTCGGTCTTTCAAGATAAGTAAACTCATCTCCACCCGCTCCGCCTTCATACTCTACTAGCTCCATGACCTGTACACCTACGAGTGTAGCAGTGACGCCACTTTTACCAGCGTACTCCCATGGTCTTTCCATGTATTGTACATTGCATAACGAGCCATTACCAATAGCCATGTCGCCTAGGTTATCACCGTATTTATCTTTAACAAATGGAGCAGATATTGCCATCTTTTCCATAATTCCAGTTACAGGATTCTTTTTGTTAAAGTGTGTGTTACGTTTAATTTTAACAAAAGGCGTTCCATCTTCAGGATCAAAGCGTTCTTTCTGTGCAAATCCTTTAGCTACCCATTCTTTAGATTGTTCTGGTGTTACATGACAATCTATAGTCCATTCAGTATCTTCTGAAGCATACTTTTGAGCAGGGTTGTCACCAACTCTAGCCCACTTTACTTTTACATTGTTTAGAATCATTTAGATTCTCCTTATTACTTGTTATAAAAATGTCAAGCCTTACACTTGACTCCGTAAAAAGACTTTATAGTCTTTCTGTTCTTATAGAAAGCCACTGAAGGTGGCTTTTACTTTAAAAAAAAGAGCCATACATTCTGAAGGAGGTGTGGTAGTTTCAGAGTGCATGGCGTTTTTTTGTGTTACATAACTACCACATAATGCAACATTAATTTTTATTACTTTCCCTTTAAGGGGCTACCCGAGATTTTTTCTTCTTTTTCTATAAGTTTATTTAAGAACCATCTAGCTTTCTTTAAATCACAAACACCATCTTTAAACCTCCAACGTGATATATATTTTGTGATTGTTCCAGTTAAGTAATCCATTTTCTGGTCAAGTATAAAATCTATAACTTCTATTTTACCTTGTTGGTAATGTGGTGGATTGATTTTATCTGGTATATCTGATGGTCTATCTTCATTCCATCGAACTTTTATTTCATTTTTTTTCATGATAATTTCCTTACATGTATTGCCGTATCAATTATTAAAAGTTTATTAATTAAATACGCTCGTTTGTAATACGGATCACCCGGTCCTTTAAATCTAGCAGGCTGTAATCCGTTCTTTGCTATTACTTCAAATAGAATTCCTGGTGTTGTTACTATCACTTCTTTTCCTGTATGAAATACCCAGCGATAAGCTTTGGTAGTTGAGAGGGCGGACGGCTTGTCGTTATATTCTATTTCAACTACAAGATTGCCTGTTTGTTGTGACATTGGGTCGTATTTAACTTCAACTCCTTTATCATCGCAGGGTATATGTATATCCCATTCTTTACAGTATCCTTCAACTAAGTAAGCGTCATCGTATTTCTTTTTTACCCAGACCAGTATTTCTTTTTCTATTTTTTGACCTCGTTCAAGGTCTTTTGCAAAACTTGTTTCCATGTTACCTCGCATTTTTATTTATTGATATAAGTCTTTGATTTATATAGTATTTATAGACATTTTTATACATTATTTTTTACTTTTACCCCACCTAGAGTACATCAGCAGAAGAAGAAGTCTGACCCGTGTATATCTTCTAGTATTAATTTGCCTACTTCTGGTGTCTCTTTATCAAAGCTATTGTCGTTCCATATTATTTCATTACGCATGATTTCGAAGATATCTTTAGCATACATTTTTATAAATTCACTTTTAGTTGTGTTGATTAAAGCTTCTACGTCTGCAGCATGTACACTAAAGCTGTCATGTATTGCGCCAAAACTTGGTAAGTTAAGTTTATTTATTACTAATGACATATGGCTTGCATCGTATGAGTGTACCCAGTTAGCACCAATAGCAGATAGATGTTCAGCAAGTGCAGGTTTGTCAGTTATATCTAAATAAACATGTGTAATTTGTTTTTTATTTATTGATCCTTTATAAACTTTCTTGCGTGCTACCCATTTTTGAGTGAGTACTGGAAAACCACTTGGTGTATTCCATGATATGTCTTTCATGTTCATGTCTTTTAGTTTATGTTCGACAAGTGCTTGTAAATATTTTTTAATTTCTACAGGTCCATGACAAATTGAATCATAAGCTGCAACTAAATCTTTACCCAAAGCTTTTGAATCGGATCGTGTTATGCTGTATGTAGATGTTATTCCAGCATCATAACAATCTTGATATATTATTTCACCAATTTTTCTAGCACCAGCATCATAAGCTCTAGTCATTGAGCCACGTTTACTTATACCTTTGCGTATTAATTTCATTGGTATGTGTTGCATTTTGCTACCAATGTCTGTGTTTTTGTTTAATTCTAATATTTTCTTACCCATTACTAAATAAAAATCTTTAGGCATTTGCATTGGCATTAATCCTACGAGCTTACCAGCCTTTTCATCTAAAGACATTGCTGCTAAATGTTGTGTACCGTTGTTAACTCCGTCAATTGAGATTGGCATTGATGAATAATATGGTTCGTCAGTCAGGGCGCTGCCAATTATTCCGCCTATCTCAAAACACAATGATAAAAATACCCATGGTTTTTCAGCTGACATCCAATATTTTTGTGTGCCAATTGGGTTTTCAGCTACGTTTAATATCATGTCAATGTGTTCAATAGTCCAATTATGTTTATCTAACACACCCATTTTGTCTACTGAGATGTCCACTAAGCCATCATTTTCAAGAGATGTTTTGTAATCTAACTCTAGCCATTCTTGTAAAGGTAACTCAGTTATTTTGTACGTTTGATTAAATGATGTAGCTGCATGTATAAATGTATATTCTGCACCTTTTTGGTCAACAACTTTTTCTTCAGCAAATAAAAAATGTCCTCGTGCTAAATCATTTGATTGATAACTAAAGTATGGATCACGATTATAAATTCGTCCACGGTAATCTAAGTACATTGATTGATAAAATTTGTAACCTAACCAGCCCGGTGAATTATTGTTACCGTTTATTGTTTCTAAAATCGCTCTGTTTCTAGTTGCTTGTGACTGGATGCGAAGGCAGTATTGTTTGTCCGTCCAACGTCTATTTTCGAGGTTGTATTTATCTCGCACTTTTTGTAATTTTATTTGTGTTTCTTCTATTTTAATTTTGTTTTTTAATTTATGAATTCTTAGATTAAGCTTTTCAATTTCTTTTTCTAGTATGGGTACAGAGGAAGAGTTTCCTAATTCAGGTTCAAACAAATCTTGCTCTCTGTATAACAACATGCCTTTCAAATGTTTATTCACATGTTCACGTTTAATGTCTATTGTGTCAAACATTATTGCCATACCATCAC